TATTTTGTCTTTTTCTTTATCAGTAGTAGTATCATATTTGGCAAATAATTGCTGTAATGCTATACCATTACCTTTAAGTTTTCTGGTAAGTGTTTTTAAATATTTTTTTTCTACTGGTGCTCCATTTGTTAAGTCAATAGCTCCCGTGATTTTATTTCTTGTTCCAATTTCCGTTGAATCACTAAAATCTGGGGTATCGCTTCTTAATATGGTTATATCAAACGTTCTATTTCCTGAAGTTCCACTTGCCACCATTTCTTCTTTATAATAATAGGTTATGTCGTCACTCCAATCTAAAATGGTTTCTTTACCCCATTTAATCATTATTGGTGCAGTTTCGACTGTAATGGGATTTGACATTTATCTTTTTTCTTTATTTATAGAGTGGTGAGGAAATAGGCATATGATATATCTTTTAAGTCGTTTATTTCACTGGGTCGAACAACATAGAGGACTCCTCCAATCTCTTCCCATGTATAGTTTCTGAACTTACCCCAATGATAATTGAGGCCTCGGAATCCCCATCTTTGTATATCAGTTACTGCAACGAGAGGATGTTGATCATATTGAAGTCTAGGAGTTTTTGCAGTGTAGATGAAAGTATAATACTGTCCTACATCAGGAACTACTTCTACATCTTTTAATGTATCCATGATCAGAAGCATCATTTCTTCAGGATCACTCATCTCCTTCAATTCATCCATGATAGGTGCAATTCTGTTATCACCTACCTGTTGCTCATATTGTTCAAAGTAACCTTCTAATTCATCTGCCATTATATATTCCTAGTTCTTGTTCAGTAATAATTTTAAATTCAATTTTTCTATCATTACAAAACTCTCTTGCTGCTTTCCATTTAGCTGTATTAACGGCATATGTTTTGCATTCATAGAGATATGATTTAGTCACTTTTTTCCTCTGTGTAGGAGGTCGAGTTTGTTTCTTGGGTTTTACCTCAATCACATATGTTTTAATTGATCCATTACTTTCTTTGACTTTGATAAGAAAGTCTGGATAGTAACGATGAGTTCGATTATCAACAGGTGAGACATATTTAATAAAAAATTCTTCACTTGCCCACTCAAGGATATTTTCATTCAAATCACAGTAGTTGCAAAATTTGGTTTCCCATGTACTACGACATATAATATTATTTGAATTTCCCTTGTATTTTTTGGGAAAAGAGGGTCTGAATAAACTCTTTTTACTTTCTCCCATTATACATACTATATCAGTAGTAGTATTTATAGGAATATGGTCACTCCAAGACCGCATAAGAAGGTATTATCAGATTTAAAAGCATCTATTTTAAATCCTGCACTTACTTCACATTTTCAATGTTGGTTCTATCCTCCTTCTCCAGTGAGATCTCTCTTGCCCACAGGAGAAGTGCAGGATGATCGAATGTGGTCATTATCGTGTTCGGAAGCTGCATTACCTGGTACATCTTTGGCAACTAATGAACTGGTTAATGATCATACAGGAATAACAGAGAGACATGCATATAGAAGACAGTATGATACGACTGCTTCATTTACATTTTATGTGGATCATGATTATAAAATTATTAATTTCTTTGAGAAGTGGATTGGATATATTGTAAATGAACAAAATACTACAGCAGACAATTATTTTTATAGAGTGAATTTCCCTAAGTTATATCAGACATCGATTTACGTTAAAAAGTTTGAGAAGGATTATAGTAGAGTGTTAGAATATAGATTTTTAAAAGCCTATCCGATTAGTATTAATTCAATGCCTGTAACTTATGATGCATCTCAATTATTGAAGTGTACCGTTAATTTTAATTTCTCTCGCTATTTGGTAGAAACCCAGAACCAGAGTGATGATATTCAGATTGGATTACCTTATTTTCCTGATGGAGATCCTATCATGGGCCCCCTCCCTTTAAATAACCCTCCTACTGGCATACCTATAACTGTATCAGCATCTTCTTAATTCGTGCTAAATAAAACACACTGAACTCTTTGTAAGATATTATGCCTTTACCAAAGATTGCGACACCGACGTATGAGTTGGAATTACCTTCGACTAGAAAACCTATTCATTATCGACCATTTTTAGTTAAAGAAGAAAAACTTTTAGTTCTTGCCTTAGAAAGTGAGGATATAAAAGAGATAACAACTGCAATTAAAAATGTAATTAAATCTTGTATCAAAACAAGAGGAATTAAAGTAGAAACTCTTCCTACTTTTGATATTGAATATTTGTTTCTCAACATTCGTGGTAAGTCTGTTGGAGAAGATATTGAGGTTAATCTTATTTGTCCTGATGATAATAAAACACAGGTTCCTGTGACTATTAATATTGATGATGTTCAAATTCAACGAACTAAAGGACATACTAATAAAATTAAATTAGATCCAACTCTAATGATGGAGATGAAGTATCCATCTCTTGCGGAGTTTATTAAAAATAATTTTGATTTTAGTGAAGGGAATGTAATGGATCAGTCTTTTGATTTGATTGCTTCTTGTATTGATAAAATTTATAATGAAGAAGAAGTATGGGCAACTGCAGATTGCACTAAGAAGGAAATTACGACTTTCTTAGAATCCATGAATACTACTCAATTCAAAGAGATTGAAAAGTTCTTTGAGACAATGCCTAAACTTTCTCATAAGGTTAAGATTACTAATCCTAATACAAATGTAGAAAGTGAAGTTGTAATGGAGGGATTATCCAGTTTTTTCGGTTAGCTCTAGTCCATATGGATCTAGAGAGTTACTATAAACTGAATTTTTCTTTGATTCAGTATCATAAATATTCATTAACGGAGATTGAAAACTTGATCCCTTGGGAGAGAGACATTTATGTTGAATTACTTCGATCACATCTCGAAGAAGAGAAACTAAAGCAACAACAAAATGGCTGATGAGTTAGAAAAAAAAGCGGATGAAATAATTGCTGAACTCCGAGGTGGGTCTGGTACTACTTCTGCTGCTAAAATATCAAAACCAAAAGGTCTTAGAGATAAACTTGTAAATTTTTTAAGAATTGGTAATAAGGAAAATAATGCCCAATTAGATGGTATATTAGGTATTCTTAAAAAGGATAATCAATTAGATAAAAAAGAATCTGCAGATGCTAGAAAAGAACGGCAAAGACAAAAAAGAGAGAAGAGAGAAAAATTAATAGAATCTTTAAAGGGAGGAGCAGGAGCAGCTGCGAACGCAGGTAAAAAAATAGTGGATACACTAGTCTCTCCTTTTAGGGATGTGTGGGAGAAAATAGCACAGTTTCTTAAGTTTACTGTCATAGGTGTATTATTTAATTCAGCATTAAATTGGTTTGGAAAACCAGAAAACCAAGAAAAAATGCAAAATATAGGTCGATTCTTTAAGTTTTGGTGGCCTTCTTTATTAGCAGGATATGCATTATTTTTCACTCCCATAGGATCTTTAGTGTCTGGTGTTGCAGGAATTTTAGCAGTAGGTCTTCCTGCTCTAGTAAAATTGATTGCAGGAAATCCTATTTTAGCCGCTGCTGTAGCAGCAGGGGGTCTTATGCTAGGTGCTAAGGCTTTGGATGGAGATTTTTCAGGTAAAGAACTTACAGAAGAACAGAAAATAGAAAGTAAGGAAAAGGCAAATAAAATAATGGATATGGGTGTGTTGTCATTTGATACAGGTGGAGTGGTTCCTGGTAAAGGAGACACCGATACTGTTCCTGCAATGTTAACTCCTGGTGAACTTATAATTCCTGCAGCTAAGAGTGGTGCATCTATGGGAACTAAAGGTAATTTTTTACCAGTTAAGACAAAGGGGATGATTCCAGTTAGTGTTCCTATAAGAATTAAGTCTGAAAGTAAGACTGTTGTATTACCTGAAATACAACAAGAAGGGCCCAAACAAAACTTTAGAGAAGGAAGTACAATTCCTACTTTTAATGTTGCTAGTAGTTCTCCGTCTAGGGAAGTTACTTTAATGTCATTGAATATTGAGGAAGTAATTTAATGACAACAAAACTTTTACCCAATACTAAATTCACAGCATCGAAGAAGACTATTTCTGCTGATTCAATAACTTCGATTAATAAAAATTCTTCTACCACAGAAAAATTAGATGGCATTAGAAAGTTTTTATTAATGGGTTATAAACGTAATGTTTCCTCTTTTATAATGAAGAGAAGAGAGAGGCAAGATGAGAAAAGAAAATTAAGAGAAGAAAATCTAGAAAAGAAAAAAGAATCTAAGTTTTCTTTACCATCAGTTAATATTGCTAACCCTTTAGAAGATATTTTTAGTTCTATTGGTAATTTTCTTCTTTTCTTAGGTGGAGGATTGCTTTTTAATAAGTTCTTTGATTTAGAAAAGGGATTGATGGGAGTTGCAAAAATTTTACCTGCTATTGGTAAGGGTATTGAATTTATTGCAAATGTAGTGGGAGCTGTTACTAATTTTATTGATTCGTCTGTAAAGGGTTATGATAATTTTATGAAATCCTTTGAGAATATTACGGGTGTAA